TTCAGCAAACCCTGCATGATATTTGTACCGATATCGTGCATAAGCTGAGACGGCGATTTAATATGGAAGAAATGTAGGAACTTATCCGGTATTGATTTAACCAGATTTTCAATTTTTGTTGCAAGTGTTCCAGCCAGAGAGCCTATACCATTGATAATGCCCTGAACAATGGCTACGCCAATCTTTGCCCCGGCTTCTATCAACTGTGGCTCATATTTCTTTATGGCTTTAGCAACGCCATTAAGGAAATTAATAACAGCCTGCGCTCCCTTATCGACAAGAGTAAGGGAACCAGTAGCCATAGCGCCGACGAATTTTCCAATTGCGTCCGCTCCGGCTTTGACGATTCTTGCTGCGGCGTTAGCAATACCTGTAACAAAGTTAACAATGACATCAGTACCCTTATCTAATACTTTGCCAACGTTATTAGAAATACCATCTAGGAATTTACCGACTATACTCGCCCCGGCAGTAATAATCTTTCCGAGATTGTTTGCTATCGTATTCAAGAATTCAGTGATAATACGAGTAGCAGCATCGGCAACAAGCCTTATGCCATTTGCTATACCTATCAGAAGATTGGCTATAAGCTGACCACCAGCTGTTGCTATCTGTCCAGCTTTCTTGCCAAGAGTATCTATAATAGTTGTTATAATGGATATAACAGCATCGACAATCTTACCTACATTATTTTTGATACCCGTAGCAAGCGCCAACAGCATAGCAAGACCTGTTGCCACCAAATTCGGGAAATTATCCCTGATGGTCTTCAACAACCCTTGCATAATGGCGTCGAAGGCTTTGACGAGCTGAGGCATGGCTACGACCACAGCGTTTGCCAGCGAAACAAGAATTTGTCCAAGAGCGTCCACGAACTTCGGAGCAGCTTGAGCAATAGAGACGACAATTCCCAAGAATGCATCGACCACTTGCTTAGCAAGCTTCGGTATGTTATCCACGAAGTCAGTGAATGCTTTGACAAGTACTCCAATAGCAATGGGCCCTGATACGGCGATGGCGCCCAATCCTATTCCTGTCAGTGCTATGCCCGCACCGATAAGCGCGATACCTCCACCGATGGTCAACAGTGCCACACCCAGAGCTATCAAAGCTGGAGCAATTGGCTCAAGTAGAATACCGGCAGCTCCCAAGATAACGAATGCGCCACCTAGAGCTATCAAACCCTTTATGATCTCACCCCAGGATTGCTTACCAAGAGACTCCAAAGCTGGAGTAAGAATGGCTATAGCTCCTGCGGCAACGATCAACGCAGCAGATCCGGCAACTGTTCCCGTCATAAGCGTCAAACCACCGGCCAGAATAGCCAAAGCTCCGGCAAGAGTGCCAAGTCCCTTAGCAATCTCGGATATAGACATAGCGCCAAAGCTTTCAATCGCCTTGGCCATGACGTTCAGAGCAACCCCTACCAAAACAAGACTCGCTGCTTGTATTCCCATACCTGGTGGCATAAGACGCATAGCGCCTGCTAGAATACCCAAAGCTCCGGCAATAGTGATGAGCCCCTTGCCAATTACCTGCCAGTCCAGTTCTCCAAGCTTTAGAACCACTCCGGAAAGCAGTTTCAAACCAAAAGCCACAGCTATCAAACCTGCACCGATTACTCCCATTCCTGTTGGGAATAGCTTAGAAGCCAACCCAATAGCCCCAAGAGCAATGGCAATAGAACCTAGGCCCTTGCCAATGGTGACCCAATTCATTTCACCGAATGACTTGACCGCGCTGGCCAGGACCTTCATGGCGATAGCTATCGCGGTAATCCCCAAACCAGCACTGATCAGCCCTGCTGAATTCTTGGACAAAGGCTCTACCGCTCGAGTCAAAGCAAGTAGCAATACGGCTACGCCGCCAAGACCCTTAGCCAAATCCTCCCATTTCAGACCGGCCATGCCTCTTACTGCCAGAACCAAAGTATCAATGGCTCCAGCCAGGAGAATCATGGATCCGGCAATGATCGGAAGCTTTATGAAGCCTGCGGTCTTGCCTATCGTGTCCAAGACCTTCATCGCGCCCAGAAGCTCGCCCATAGCGACGCCGACGCCGATCATGGCGCTTTCGAGACGCTTTGGATCTACCAGAGACAACGCGACAATAGATGCAGCCAGAACACCGATTGCAATCGATATTTGAAGCAGAGTATTGGCCTTTATATTCTGTTGCAAAGCCTTGAGTGACCCAGTAAGTGTCTCAAAAGATTCACTTATTGAGCTCATAATTCCGCCGCCAAATGCTTCCTTGAACGTACCACCACTGAAGAATTTCTTGACCAATAGGAATATACCGCCAAGAAGTCCAGTTTGAATCGTCTTCAAAATAGTCTGGAAGTTCATATTCTGAACAGCGCTTGAAATAAGCGTTCCTAGACCACTGAAGAAATTGGACAAACCTTGAATCAGCGGCTGTAAGACTGATGAAGATTGTTCTACGCTGGTTACGAACTGGTTCCAGACTTCCTTGATGTCCTTGATTATTACCTTCAAGGGAGCAGCATTGTTTGCTATTCCGCTTATTGCGTCAGAAATCCCGCCGGAGATTTTTGCGTTGAATAAACCGAGAATCGCATTGCGCAATTCGGTTATGAATTTCACCGGCGCGGCAATGATGTTTCCAAGAGTCTCAAAGAAGTGTTGAAGTTTGTCACCCTTCTTGAGCGCATCGTCGACTGATACCAGGAAGTCTCCGATATGGCCAGTGAGAACCAGGAATCCACCGCCACCTGTACTGACAATACCGAACAGCTGACCAAAGACGCTAAATATCCCGCTTACAATCTGCTTGCCGATATCCAGAACGGCAAATAAGCCATCAAACGTATGCCTTATGTTATCGATAGTCTCTTTGCTGGGCTTGAGCTTCTTGGTGAAGTCGTCAAACTTCACAGTAATATCATAGAGGCGCTGCGCAGTCGTTGTCGGGAAAATATCGCTAAAGGCCTCTTTGACTGGCTTGATAACATCGACAAGAGCTTTCATCGAGTTCTTGATTCCATCAATAGCCAAACTTCGCCCACCCAGCTTGGCCCAATCCTCGAGCAAGTTATTCAAAGCATAGATGGGCTTCGTCAGAGCATTCTCGGCAACTGTGTGAATCTTACTGAACAGCGACGTTGCCTCATGAATGTTTCCGAATATGGTTTTGAAGATGGCTGCCCAGGCGGTTGCAACTTCCTCTTTCAACGCCTGAGACAACTGCGTCATCGTCTTGATATTTGTCGCAGCCCCGTATGCCGTCTTCGCTACCGTCTCGATATTCTTGATCTGAGCCTGCGTATAACCCTCAGCCTTAAGCTGAGAAGTTGTCATATCTCCGGTAAAGCCCTTGAGCGTTGTCGTAAGAACTTGACTGGTAAGCCAACCAGATTTCAAAGATTGCCTAAACGTATTTCCAGCATCGGTCCATTGCTTAAAGGTTTCGCCGACCTTAGCATCCTTGATCGTATGCATTGCTTCGCCCGTATTGAACAAAGCATTCTGGAATACCTTACCACCCATACCGGCATTGACTACCGAGTTCCAATCCTGCAACTTGGTCGTGCCTGATGCGATAGCCTGCGAAAGCTGATACATCGCACTCGAAGCTTGATCAGAATTGGATCCAGACAATGCTGCCAGGTTTGCAATACCTTTGATAGACTCAGTCGACGTCTTCAGATCAACACCGGCTGCCGTAAAGGTACCGATGTTCTTGGCCATTTCTGAGAAATTGTATACCGTTAGATTGGCATAATGATTCAGATCGGCCAACGAAGCGTTGACTTTGTCCAAGCCCTTCTTACCTGTAAGACCCGTGTTAGCCAGAATCGTCTGAACCGCATTGATCTGAGTCTCATAATTATGAAACCCAGCCGTTATCGGATCAAGTGTCAGCGCTTTGGCAAATTGCAGCCCGGCATTTACCGCTTTGTTGACAATGTTGGTCAACGCGGTAAGCGCAACTACGGACATTACCGAGAACTTCTGCTTAACCGCATCCAAAGCTCTTGCTACCGGAGAGAGATCGACCTTTGACGCAGCTGCATCGATATCTTCTAGGCCTTTACCCGCGTTTGGGAAATTCAGCGCTCCCTTTAGCTTGTTTATCGCATTGATTGTCGCATTTACACCAGATTCGAACTTACTGCTTTCGAAACTCATCGCGACAACTTTGTCGTCAATTGTAGACATTACAGCTTGGTCACCTCCCTCCATGCATCGTTTGCCATACGATCAAATATAGGCCTGATCGCTGGCATGACATAGTCAAATCCCTGAACATAGCCACCATTACGTGTGCCATGTCCATACTGGAGAAGGATAGCTATTGGTCTACCTTCCACGACATTGGAATTGCGCCAGACAATGGAGTAATATCCAGGACGATCCTTGATCTCGAAATACCAAGATTCAGATGTTCGACCGCTTCGTCTTGGAGTAGCATTGGAAAGCGCAGATACGCCCATCAATCCATATTTATTCAGGGTAGAAGTCAAATCTTCGGTAGATAACCTACGCAGGTATTTCTCCGTATGGTCGAATGAACCTCTTTGCGTAATCGTTATCATTTTTATTCCGTATCGAACTGTATAGTCACAACCCCAGGACTACCAGCAAGATAAGATCCTTGCGATTGGCCATACAGATATGGAAGTCCAGACAAAGGAGCAGTTTTGCCTCCACTTGCTCCGCCTGGAACTATGATTGGAGATCCACTATTAGGATCGTTATCCGGAACATCGCCTGGACCATAAACGGATGCATCGCTTGGATTATACGATCCGCGTCCTCCGGATGTAGCTGCATTACAGGTTAATCCTCCGGAGCCATATTTGCCTACGCCTCCAGCTCCGCCGCCTCCACCAGATCCAATTTTTCCATCCCATATACCGTCTAGTCCACTTACTCCTGCCGTTCCCGGACCAGTTGCGGTAGGTATTCCCGCCGTACCACCTTTTGCTCCACCACCAGCAGCTGTACGACCGCCTATTCCGCCATCACCACCATTTGCCTGAGTAGCAACTGTAAAAGAATTTGACTGAACATGCAGACCGCCTTTACCACCGGACGCCTCACATGTACTACCATTAAAAGAAGAAAAGCCACCATCACCACCATTCGTGGTAAGGCCAAAATTTGAAATATCCGATGTTCCGCGAGCTCCACCAGCACCAACAACTACTGGACAAATTGTCGGCAGAGCAGATAACAATCCTTGAACTCGGTGAATTCCTCCACCACCGCCTGCTCCA